TAAGCGAATTGATCGTCCATCATGAAATTTATTTCTTCGTTATTTAGATGAGGTTTTGTTTGTTTGTAGTACTCGTATAACAAATCTTCATTATCTAACTTACTGTAATCTTTATTCAACTGAACATAATCGTTTAAATCCCCACCAGTTTCCTCCATAAATTCCATTAGCTTTTGGATATTTTCTGGAAGTGGTTTTCCCGTAGCCTCAGCTTCCGCAACAGCTTCTTCAATTTTCTCTTCAACCTCTGTAACTTCTTCTGTAGACTCTTCAGTTATTTCTTCTAATACTGGAGCTTCTTGTGTTTCTGCTTCCGGCTGTACTTCTTTTTGTTTTTGTGGGGCATCGGCATTTTCATCGACTCCAGCCACTCCCTCGTTGACAGGGTTATCTTCCTTAGTTTCATCTTCTTTTGGTTTGTTTGGTTTGTTTAAATCAACCTTAGTTACTGTTTGCTCTTGTACTTCAGGTTTTGTTTTCATTTTTGCTTTAACCTTAGTAACGTTTCCTTTTGTCTCGTTACCATCTGGTTGTTTTTCTTTTTTTGCTTTTACTTTAATCTTGCCAGTTTCTTCGCTTGCTACTGGCTCTTCTCTCTCTGCCATAATATAATATAATAATAGTTAATAAATTTATCTAGGACCAAAGCTAGACATATCACCTAAACCTCCTAGTATATCATTACCTGATGACTCGAAGTTTTTAGGTGCTTTGTCATTATTTCTTTGGTCTATAAGCTCACTTTGTTGTGTAGCTTGTATTTTTGTTCTTTCGTCTTTACGATCTTCTTTTTCTTTTTCTTTACCTCTAGCGTTTTCAACTTCTGCATTTTTAAGCTGCATGTTATAGTTGAACTCTAACTCCATAAGTTCTTTTTTCATTTCTATCTCTTGGTACATTTTTTGAGACTCTATTTGAGCTTTTAATTGCTCTAACTGTACTTTGCCTTGATTTAAAGCTTCATTTTTTTGCATTTCAGCCTGAGCGGTTGCTTGTGCTGTTTGTTGGTTTATTTGCGCTTGTTGCTGCATGTTAGCTTGCTGTAACTGCTGATCTTTATCTTGCTTTTTCTTTCTACGTATTTTAAGAAGTTGGTTTGCAAGTTTTACATTTCTTATGTCTCTAAGATCAATAGCATCTTCAAGTTCTATACTTTGTTGTTGCAACGCCATTTGTATATTGTTTTCTAACATTTGCTTTTCTTCTTCGTCTGGCATTAACTCTATAAATATACCAAAGTCATACAAGTGTAGATTTGACATTTCTTTCAACGTAGCTACGTTGTGAGCGCCAATAGCTTGTACAAACGCGTCTTTTGTTGGTGAATACTCTATAACGTCTGATATTCTAAGCGATAAGCACTCCGCAGTTGATGCTGTTAAAAATAATCCTGCTTGCAAAATATGTCTAGTTGCTGTGTTTGAGTTTGCTGCGGCTAACTTTTGAACTCCTACTAAAGCGTTTTTATCAGGCATGCTACCGTCTCTAGCCTCGTTTAATCCAGTTACATCTCTTATCATTTGAACATAATAGTTGTAGTTACCGATAAGCGCTTGCATTTTTCCGCTACCACTTCCTGACTGTATTTCTTGTATTGGAATTTTCCCAGGGTTTTGATCACCATCCGAAGTAAAACTTCTACCAATTACAGAACCCGTTTGGAAGAACATGTTTAAAGCTTCTTGCGGATTGTAATTTGTACCGTTACCTAAATCAACCTCAGCTAAACCATCAGCGTCTAAATAAACTCCATCTGGGACCATTCTTGATAATACTTGTTGTAGCTTTAAGTGTGTTAACTGAATCATATCAGCGAAACCTGTTATACGTTTTACTAACGAATCTATTCTCCCGTCGTACATCCTTGGTGCAACAATAGAATAGTTCATTTTAACCTTTGTATAATCGCTCTTAGGTCTCATCATATTTCTAGCCATCTCCCACCTAAGTAGTTTGTTACTACCAAGTATCATAGCACCGTCGTACAAACACTCTATAGACCTTGACATTCTACCATAACCACCTTCCATACCTTCTGGTGGGTTGTATTGATCATCTCTAGGTATTATTTTGTCAGAACCTGTAGCAGTTTCTTTAACCTTGTAAACTTCATTCATATAAGTCTTATAGTTAAAATATAAAACTTGAATAGTGTTGTTGTCTTCTTTTTGGTAAGTGTGCCTTGAGTTGTAGTTTGATCTACTGTTAGACTTGTTTTTCATAACATCCTCTAAGTCCTCTTCGCTTAAATGAGGAAATTGTTTTGCTAACTCGTTTGCTGGTATTGTTTTTACTTCGCCTACATAGTACACATCTTCAAAATAAGGTGAATCAGTATAAGAGTAAACTAGATTAGCTGGATCAACATAATCTACCGTAACTCCTTCCGAAGTATTAAAAGATGTTTTTGTAGCACCTATACCTAAAACTGTTAAGTCGTAATAAAACTGTTTCTTTATTAGTTCATAATTATTTCCTTCAAATAAAACTTTTAAAGCTTGCTCTTCGGCAAGTTCAACAGCTTGCTTGTAATTAAGCTGCATGTGTATTTCTAATTCTTCTGTAGTTTCTGGAAGTGCTTTTTTATCGTTTTCATACAAGTTCATGTTAAAGTTTTCCTGTGCCGCATCGTTAAACTCTTTACTTTGCATGTCCCTTATTATAGACTCCATATACTCAGTTCTCTTTTCAACACCAAACATATCTTGAGAGTAAGCTTTTACGTCATAGGTTCTTTCAGCTATACCATTAACCACTATGTCTACAAACTTAGATATAATAGGTACTGGCTTCCAGTCTAAATTAAGGTAAGACAAATCACCATTAATAGACAATTCATCTTTGTATTTTTGAACTGATTGTTCACCTCTAGCGTACAATCTTAGATTGTGAAAATTATTTTGATTAGCTCTATACCTATTAGAACCTCTATCCATGTTAAACCACTCTTGTTCTATTGCTTTACCTACTTTCAAACCATAGTCATAGCTTAGCTTCTCAGCATCGCTAACTGTTTGACTCGGGAAATAACTTCTAATGCCAGACTCTGCCATATTTATTATTTGATTATTTGTGAATTGCTTCCAGTATTACTATACTTAGAAATGTTTATATTTAGTTGTGGTTTTTCAACCTTTGCATTTGGTGCGTATAAATGTCTATTGTTTGCCATTATAGCTAAACCAGAACTTATAGACGCATCATGCTTTGTTCTTTTGTTTATATCAAACCTACTCCAATCGTTTAAAAGCTCGTTAAAATATAAGTCTCCAAACGTTCCATCTTGCTTCACGCCTACATGATCCTGTATGTACATCTCGATCGCCGCGGCATGTGCTTGTTTTATATCCTCGCTAGAGTTAGGTATGCCACCTACTTCTTTTTCTGCTACAGATAGTTTGTTCCATATCTTGTCAGGTCTATTCATACTAAAACCTCTATATCCTCTACGCCTCAGATAATACAAGAGACGAGGTTTATTGTTCTCTGCGAGTATAGGCATCCCGTAAAATACTAAAGCCATTAGAACGTCCTCAAAGAACATCTCGGCTGTTGGTGGTCTTGACAAGTATTCTAAAAAGAAACAGTTTGCTGGAGCATCTTCCATGCTGAACCTAGTTAAACCGTGTAAAGCTCCTTTAGAACCTTCACCATCTACTGTTCCTGATATATCGTAACTATCACAACCAAAAGCACCCATATGCTCATTACCTGGGTATTTAATACCATTTTTAAGTATTACTCTGTTTTGTATTTGTGACGGTGGTACCCAACTTACTTTAAACCTACCTTTTGGATCTGGATAAAATATTACTTGTGAATCTTTTATACCGTTAACCCATTGGAAATTACCTTTAGTTATACCTAGTGTTCTAGACATTTCCTCGTTGTAATCTATCTGCTCGTATAATTTAACCAAGTTAAATATACTATTCTTAGTCTCATCTCTAAACGCGTGTTCGGTTGTTCTTGGGAACTGACGGTAAAATTCATTTAAAGCGTCTTGATCATCTTTTAAACCATCTACTTCGTTTTGCCAGTTATCTATTACGCCTACATCTATTAGTTCACCGTCTGGGGCGAACACGTCGATATCAGGAGTAGTGAAAACTGGAATTCCGTGCTCGTCAATAAATCCTTCGTAGTTCCATTCCATTGGGATAAACAAAGAGTATAAACCAGATTTTGTTTGACCGTTTCTATTTCTTCTAGTGACATCTGATGCATTGTATAATTTTTTAAAGTTATCGCCTCCTTTATCTAAAGCATTTGATGTTGAACCCATCATACACTTACCTATAATTCTACTACCTAATCTTAAACATGTTTTTGTAACACGCCAGTTGTTTAATATATTATCAGGTCTTTCCCACTTACCACTTTCATCATGTACTAATAACGCT